CGCCGTAGCCGAGAAAAGTATTTCGTAGTCAGCGTTAGTCGTAGTTGCAGTTTGAGTTACGGCATTGTTGGTATTACCACTATCATAATCATTAAGTACTCTGAATATACCGGTAACCGTCGCTAGTGCGTCAGCTCCAGCTTTTGCATAACATGAACACTTACCAGCACTTTCATATGTGACAGCGATTACTGTATTCGCTGCATAGTGGGTAGTAAATCTACCAGTACCGCTTGATACAGCAACAGGATAGTAGTTTGCTCCATTATTTAGAGATAACCAAACTCCGTAAGTACCACCAGCCACTGGTATCTTAATCAGATAAACTTCACCATTGGCAACGGTTACTCCACTATTGAATGTCCACAATGAAGGGATATATCTAGGCGACACACCGGATCCTTTATCAGATCCAGCAGTACCAGTTCCTGTCAAAGCAGTTAATGCTTTTGCTGAAAGTTTCTTTGTTGTAAGAACTCCGCTTGTTGTATAAACTTCATTGTCTGAATACGTCTGCGGATTAGCCGCTTGTGAAGTTGCGCCTATCAAGAATATCTTTGAAGATGTATCGGTTGAACCGGCAGTATTCTTTGTATCGGTATCTGTAGCTGCAATAGTAACAGTCCCACTTGAATTAGTAACTGATACATTACTTCCAGCTTTGAGATTAAGTGCAGTAGTGTTATTACCAAGTATTTCTGTACCATTTACTTGAATAGGTCTATGAGTGTTGGTATCAGAAGTAGGCGGAGTGTACCCTAATGCGCCAGTAACATTTGCTTTTGTCAAACTAAATGTTGTACCGCTTAGCGTGATATTCGAACCGGCACTATAAGTTGTATCCGTAAATTTCGGACTATTACCAACAGCAACACCATTAATATTTGTAAAATATCCATTAGCCCATTTATAAGATGACGTTCCTATACTTCCACTATTATTTGTGGCAGTATCTGCTTTTTCAGGAAGAACATTACCACTATTATCAATCATAAGACCGACTCTATTAGCTATAGTTTGACCATTTGCTTGTATGTGAACCTGATTATCAGAGGTCATATACAGTACTTCACCAGTATTATGCTGATATAGATTATAGTGATTCAAAGGACCTTCACCGGCGCCTATAAACATATTTCCTGCTGGATTGATTACCATATTAGAACCGTTAACACCACCATCGTAAGCATATATTGTTCCATTCGAAGTGGCACTGTTCGTAGAATCTACTGCTCTAAGAGTAAGCGTTGCCGGATAATTATTATCATAGGTTCCAGTTCTCTGTATCACAAGATTGCCTGTCATCGTATCTCCGGACTTATTGACCTTGCCGGAAATATCCTGATGAGCAGTAATTACTGTTCCTAAATCAACAACGCCACTAGTGCCTTTACTAGCACCGTTCATTTTGATTCCGGTGATGGTTCCTACATTAGTCGTATACCCACTATCATTAGTAAGTTCACTAACTTTTGTAGGAACAGTAATATTAGCAGTTACATTACTTGATGCGTTTGCCGTGAATGTCTTAACCGTAGTGCCGTTCTTCTGGATTGTCAGAGTAGCATTGTTAACTGTTGGAATAGTCGGTTTATTTAATATCTGAGCAACACCACTCGTTGCATTCCAATCAGAATTAACCTGAGCCGCAGGAATTGTGGGCTTATCGCTTAAGTCATTGTACGACCCAGTAAACGCTACAGTCTTAAGGTCTGTAAAGAACTTCTTAATCTTACCGAGAATAGTAGCAAAAGTCTCACCACTTGCTATATTAGTCCTTGATGAAGCTTCTGTGAAAGTAGGCTTATCAGCAACGAAATTACTATCATTTGTCAGCTCGCTAACTTTCACAGGAACAGTAATATTGGCAGTAGCTGCTGCACTCTGGTTCGCTGTAAATGTGGCAACAGTCGTTCCATTCTTCTGTATTGTCAGTTTACCATTATTAACTGTAGGAATAACTGCTGTCCCTGTTATCTGGACTCCGCTTTTGTCATGTGCAGTAACTCCTTCCAACATCGCATCTGCGGTGACACTATCTCCAGTCAAATCCACGACTGTTCTATCACCAAACACAACTTTATTAACAGCCATGTTATCCCCTTTCTATAAATATCATTAAGGTGCTACAGTTCCGATAGTAGCAGTAACTCCACCGGCAGCGTTAGGAGTCTCAACATATGCTATAGCAGCGATGTCAACCTCAGCCAAGTAATCATATCCCGCATCAGGAAGAATGGTCTGCGCTGTGGTGTACGGCGTTGCAGATTTTGTCTGAGCAGTCACACCTTCGCCAGTATAAGTACCTGTTACACCAAGGATCTGTACACCTGCTTTAATATTACTGTCGATAATCTTAGCCTGTTCGGTGGAGTCAATCTGAACTGTTCCCGATCCATCATGGTATCCCTGAGGAACTGATACAACCTGAGTTTTCGTTGTAATATCAACGTCAATTGATCCGTTGTTAGGCATAGTACCTGTCAGCTTTGTTCCTCTGGCATAAGCAGTCTTTCCAGAAAGAATCTCGCCAACAAGAACTGTCGCATCAGATGTATCGCTATCTTTGGTACTTGTACCTGTTATAGCAGCCCCAGATGCGTCATGGGCAGTTACGCCACTCTGCAAATCGGCAGGAGTAATTGTATCTGCGGTAAGATCTATAAGTGTCTGATTGCCAAACACAACTTTGTTAATAGCCATATCAACCTCCGATAACGAATGTTATACCTTTAATATTACTTGTCTCGTAATAAGGTATTTCTTCTACAATTATGTTGTCCATAACCAACTTACGAGCAGTTTCAAGTTCTGTTTCTTCTCTTACTTTTGGAGTTATCCTAGTCTCTCCTGTGTAAGTAGGATACTGTCCTCCACCTTCTCTAATAGTAAGCTTAACCGTATCAGATTCACTTACAGATAGCCTAACAGGTTCTTCCAATTCTCTAACTTTCATCGGAATTGAAATATCTTTTATACGAAACTTAATAGGCTCGATTTTACTTATAGAAAGCTTCAGTTTTTCGTCCGCAATTACTTTGAGAGTTATGTGAACTTCAAGGGGTTGCATGTTAGATCACCCCTTCCTTAAGTATCCTTTCAATGCTTATTTGCTCAATGGTCGATGCATAGGCTTTTCCGTCTTCATTCTTAAACCTTACCTGAATATCACAAGGACCATTGTAAGTTTTAAGAGTATCTTCCTGAGACAGTACTACGGTTATAGTTTTCGTCTCATCATCGACCGTGACATCTTCAAGAGTCTTTGTAACCTCTGCAGTAGTGGTTTTAAACGTGACCCAGAGCTCAGTCAAATTAGCAAGAGATAAATCCGTATCCAACTCCAAATATAAAGTTGGGGTAGTGCCTCTATACATAGATTACCTCCTTATGTTAGTCTAATTCCAATGTAGGAAACATCCCAATCCTGGTCCATAACTTTAGAAATAGCTCGAATTACACAATCTCCTACACGGTTATGTGCAGGATTGGGGTTGAATTTGATAAACATTGTCTTATCCTATATACATAGTGAAAGTATAAGCTTCTCCGGGCTTAATGGTAACAGGAGAGATCACATCACGAGCAATGATAGCCTTACGCCTAATATTTCCCGGATACTCGCCATAACCCATTATTGCTACTTCAGATACTGTAACGTCTTCGTCTGTATCGTTTCTATAAGTCTTTGTGAATACACCGATATAATTCTCTGTGTATGATGCATTTGCAGTGTTATTGGTTCCAGTATATATAACAGTGGTTAATCCGGCATCAATATCAGTAATAGAATAGTCATTTACTGTGGGCTCATCTTTTCCGGTTCCGACATACAACTGTAAAGAGGAGCAGAAAGTTGAAAAATAAGCAGGATTATACGTTACGTCAACACCATCCATGTCTTTCATAGTGACCGAATTAATTCCACCATTATTTGTTATTCTACGACAAGCCTTTCCATTAGCAAGTAACATTATTTAATCCTCCTCTTTGTTAACAGTTGTAATTGTATCAATACCGTTATTTGCTGACATAGCAGTGACCGTAACTTTAGTCAAAGGTTTTTCACCACCACCTTCAGGCATGTTTGCTCCGAGGTCAAGACCTGCTGTCTGAGCGCTAAATACCTGGTTCTTTGAGTATTTACTCATATCGACCTGGCCTATGGTCGCGAACTCAATTCTACTAGCCATAAATATCCTCCTTTTTATACCCAAGCATATGTTGCCACACCGTTGGTTACTGTACACTGAAGAGTGTAAGTTCCATCAGTTGTAGGCGGATCGGGTATTATTGCATTGGTAATGATTTTGTTTCCGCCCAAATATCCATCACCATTTCTTCTTACATCGAAAAGATTAGTGCGAGAATTATCTGAACCCCCATACCCATAAGAAAACTGTACAATGTTTGCAGGATTAGTCTCATAAGTTCCGATAATGTCCCACATTGTGGCATCCCAAGCAGTTCCTGAAGGAATATCCTGTTTTGCCTGATAGATGTTTCCATCATTGCTATGGTTTACTATGTCACCAGTTGAGTATGAATTCCAACTCCCCCACCAAGAATAACTAGAGCCATCATCGGACGTTGCGTTATATCTTCCAAATGACGTTTCATAAGCAACATTTGATTTGGTATTATCTCCATGAGTAAAGCTACAATAACCCAAAGTCTGAGAATAACTTCCACCGGCATGGCTATAATTAGCATGGGCTTTAGAATAATATCCCTCTGCATGAGCACCCTGACTTTTTGCTTCACAGTAGTAGCCTTCAGCGTGAGCATATTCAGCGGTGTTATACTTTCCTGTATCACCGTTTAAGGCTTTGCTTCCATACCCCTCAACGTGACACATTCTTGTGGAAGACTCAGCTTGACAAGCCTGACCTTCTACATGATTATTGTAGCCATAATCTTTACAATACTGCCCTTCTACATGAGCATAGTAACCACTAGCTTCACAATAATTTCCTTCTACATGAGATGCTGAGGCGTTGGAATATGATTTACAATTATTTCCCTCGACATGGGAATACTGACCGTTTGCTTCTGTAAAGTTACCTTCAGCATGAGCGTAGTAATTTGTAGCTTTGGTATAGTATCCTTCAGAGTGAGAACCGTATCCACTAGCTATAGTACTTGCTCCTTCGGCATGGGTATAATTATTTGATGCCTTAGTATTATCACCTTCAGCATGAGAACTGTATCCACTCGCTATTGTGTTATTACCTTCAGCGTGAGCTTGGCCGCCAATTGCTTTTGTATTATAACCTTCAGCATGTGAGAAATTTCCAGAAGCCATATTTGTGCTCAGCGAATTAAATATCTCTCCGCCATCATTAGATACAATCTTTCCGGGCTTAGAGAACACCTGCTCTGGTATTGTATCCATCAGAGTCCATTTGTTAGTATCAAACGCCTCATCAAGAACTGTTACCTGAGTTATACAGACATATAAATCATCTTCATATACAACATGATCACCTACTTTGTATACTATATTCTCGCTAGGATAATGGTACTCTGACGAATCATAGTCTGCGACTTTCAAATATCCAGGAGCTCCTGCTTCTGGAGTGTAGTTATTGATCCAATCTACTACATCTTGTATGGTTTTAAATGTACCTGTGTATTCAATCATCAGGCACCTCCTCGAATCCAGGGTCTACCATGACATTGATCCTCCACTCCAGCTCCTGAATCAATTGTTCGTGGGCGGAGTTCATCGAGCCTGAAGTGGGGGTGTCAAATATCATTCTTACCTTTAAGTACATATAGGTCTTAACCATCTCCAAGTACGTATTGTCCTGGAGATAGTCAGACCATTTGGCAGACTCATCCGAGATAGTATACCCCTCTTTAGGACCTACACCCAGCTGAGTAAGTATACCAAATACTGAATTGATAGACATTAAAATATCGGTATCAAATCCGTGATCTTCATCGGCTATACCTAAATATTTCTTTACAGAAATGAGTATACTATCTTCCATTTTGAATTTTCTCCTTTAAGTTCTATGACCGGTATCCTGATACCATGGAACTAACTGAACACTCGCATAGTGCCCTTCTTCGTCTTCCATATAATGCGTATTACCTTCGCCATCAACATAACTTGGTGTTTCATACTTAGGTAAACTGCTTATGTCGAATGCTGCTAGATCAGCCACTAGTGAAGTAACTACCCAATTATTTAGCGAATAAAGAGCCGAAATATTATACGGCGGCAAATAACTGGTCTTTCCCGGCTCGGCTTTATAAAAAGCATAAGATATGTTTTTCATCGAGCTTGTTGACCACGAATCTACTACATTTCCATAATTGGTCACCTTTATCGATGGTGTAGTAGTGCCTTTATAAAACATTATTCTTATGCTTTCACAAGAACTCATCATCCATCCAGATATAGCGCTAATGTCTGACAATAATGTGCACATAGCGAACACACCTATAGCAGATACGCATCTCGAACCTATTCCGGTTAATCCATTAAGACTTGTAAGTTTAGTCGCACCATAAAACATATAATCGATTATGTGGTTTGTCGATGCGGCACCCATTAAGTATGACAAATCATTGCCGTTATACTGACTGAAGAAATACGACAAATTACATCCGGACGGGATAGTATTAAAGAACGATACAAAGCCGTTTAGACGCATGTTTTCTACTTGATGAATTGATTGAGAATATGTCAGAGAAGCTGCGAACATTCCTATAGCAGTCTCTAATTTAGGACTGAATTGCCAACTTGATATGAATGCTGTGTCATCACATATTATTCCAGCAAACATTCCATCAGCGCATATTAATTCAGGCATTGACAATGAGCCTAATTGGAAATCCGTTCCTAATGTACAGTTCTCAAAAGCGCAATCCATATACTTTACTGTTCTGAGAAGTGAAGACCATCCGCTTCTGCTCATCGGATTAACGCCATTAAACGTATTTCCCGTAAATATTCCGGTCATGTATTCCAACTTTGTGGAATTAAATGTCAAGTTATCTGATATGGTTCCTGTAGAATAAGAGAATGCGAGATACAAAGATTGAAGATTCTCTGCATCAATATTTGTTACAGTTCCTACAGATGAACAATCTCTAAATGCTTCTGTCATGTCAACTAATGCCGGGAACGACATAGTATTAATGAAAGACAAATCACAAGAAGCTCCTCGAAAAGCGCTTCTTAATGAAAGCATTTTACTTGTGTTTATTCTGTTAAAATTTATAAACCTTGTTCCGGATACCGGTGATCCTTTACGGCTGCTATAAAAGCACATTCCTAATGGTGTTCCTGTAGCTTTCCATTCGACAGAATCTACTAAACTCCAATCCCAATCTGGACAAATATAAACGGATTCGTCAATGTTCGTTAAATCGTATGACTTTGCGCTATCGTCTCGATAACCATATAGGTTTTCATGAACTACTCGGTAATCCTCATCGTAAGCAATCTTATAGCGATATGTTAAATCTCTTAAATATCTAGGATGCCCGCAATAATGTATTGATCCATCCAAAGGCGAATTTCTCTTATTCCTATAAATAGGTTCAATGGAGTCTGTAGCATACGTAATATCTGATCTTTCAAATATATAAGGAAGATACTCAAACTCGCCTTCGTCTTCGTCAAAAGTTATTTCAGGAACATTACCTGTTATTGTTGCAGTTCTATCAGGATATACAGTATATATTAATCCTCTAGATGCAGGTCCGCCACTCTTTGATGAATACTTTCTCATGGTATATGAATTACTAGCTATGTTATTAAAATATGCTATCAGCGAAGTGTCCGTCGTTATTGTAGTTCCCATAGGAACATTAAACGTGCTTCCTTCAGTAACGTCTACCACTACATCGTCTTCGAAATGTCCGAGAACTTGCCACTGTTCAGCAACAAGAGTATACGATGTCTTGAAATCCCTATCACCTTCTGCATACACATACACGGGATCTGTATATGGAGCTATAGCTCTCAATTCGAGTGATAATAACTGAGATGTTTCGACAAGCATGCTAGCACTAAGTCCCATATAATATGCGGTGAGGGTGATGTCTTCAATTACAGGCTGATTGAAATCAGGAGTGAAATCGCACAATCTCGTAACTTCAAATATTGAACCGTCATCATACTCGCATAATACTGTATAGTCATCTATGTTTAATTTTGTGCCAAAAGGTACTTTATCCTTGCCGAAAATATCCAGAGACACAGGTGTTCTCTTCTCGTCTATATGGTCTCCAACAAGTCCGGCGCTTGTCAAGGTAATTATAGCATCGCCATATTCAGGATTATCACTTATACCTATCTCAGCGGTGCCACCACTACAAAGAAGTTTAACGCCTATATAGTTCATCTCATCATGCTTAAGTGCCGGATTCCAATATAGAAGCCTTAATAAATTCCATTCATTCTCTGTGGCAACCGAATAATGATTAATCGGATGAGGTCTCATGGTTCTATCAGACGAATCATTTAAAATATAAAACGATTCAACTCTAACTCTTCCACTGGTGTTATTAGAGCTAATATTCATCTTCATAGCCACTTCAACTTCTGCATGAATGTAAGCATCCTTGATCAGAGGTATCGCGCTAAAGAGAACAGTTGTGGCCATTCTCTCGCGCTGATCCTCTGTTAAACCTGAAATATCCCCAGCATCTTGAAGAATAATCGGTACGTCCGATACGTTGGTATTAAAAGATGTTATTCTACCCTGCTCAAATTCTGACTCTTCTCGATTCTGGGGATTACTCAGGTCTACTATCACTTCATCATCCCAACAATAATCAGGATAGTCGGGATTCCTGTAACCAAAAGTCCTTTCAGTCTCTGAATAATTCTTCCTGTCAGGATCCCAAACCCATCCATCATAAACATTACCTGCCCCGGATGAAAATATGGTAAGATAAGTTATTCCGTAATCACCAGTTTCGGGCAATATGCCGTCATCGTGGTATTCATATTTTCTTTCAATATTACTCACGGCGTCTCCTTTACTTAATTTGTATAACTTACCTCATAGTTAACTATTTCGTCATAAGTCCAATTAATTGTTCTCATACGATTATAAACAACTGTAGTTCCATCAATATTATTCTTAACACTTGTATTGTCTTTAAGAATTGTAATCTGCCACTGGTCAATACTACTATAATACTTAATACGCATCAACTGAGTCGTCATCTTAACATCTGAATGTGTTAAGTAAGTAATTGAAGCATCTTCAGATGAACCATAAGAATCGGTCCACTTAATAGCTAATCCAGCAGTCTCAATCTTAATCGATGTCGTCTCAACTGTTTCAACAATTGTCGTCTTTTCTTTATCTTTGCTAGCATAGTCTAACTCTTCTTTAGACATGCTTTCAAGAGTAGGAATACAAGTGTAGCCATCTGCTTCCCAGGTCTGAACTACTTCAGTAACTCTAACCCGGTCACTCATTCCGTATTCATTCCTTATCTCACAAATATCCCCAACGTCATAATCGGTACCATACACATACATGTTAGTAGCATCTATTTCACCATCAAATGCTGTTTCAGGAACATAGTCAACCATCTTCTCATTGCCCTTCTGAACAAGGGTGTTTGAATATTGTTCTACATCCATTGTGACGTTACCGTTGAGTATTGACGACACATTTGAGCAATCAACATATGCTTCACGTCTTGCAAGACCAGTCATCTCACTTGCTTTATCGTAGTCGAACTCAACATACTGGGTTATTTCTGTTTTAGTAGCTCCTTCTCCTTCGCCAACCACTCTAAGAACATTCTTATAGTTCTTAATCGACCTGAGATAACTACTATTCATAAGATTGTCGCTTTTAGGACTAAATACGACATATGATATAGAATTTTGGCTGTAAGACCTATCAGCTCCGGCAAACAAACCAAACACGAATTGGCCGTCAATTACAACCATTTTGAATCCTATGTGAAAAGATTGACAAACCTTTTTTACAACGTCATAAATGCTGTCACCTTTGTACTGTGCAACGTCAGAATAGGATACAGAAGTAACTGCAGGATCATCTGATACATAAAAAACGAAATTGTTGATTCGTCTTCTACTGTCAACCGGATTGATTATTGCATCATTAATAAGTAAATGAAGTGCATTCTGAACTGAACCATTGACATTGGTCTGTTTCCATACTATTCTTCTATCGAGAATGGACTCTATTGATCTACCACTTATAACGAAATAATTACCCTCTTCAACATCTGCCTCGATCTTAATGGTTTCAACTACCATCATTCGGTTTGATGTCGGAATAGTCAGAAACATGTCTTCTTTTATGTTCTGAGCATATTTGGCATTAATCGGTATGCAAAGTTCAAACTCTCCGGCTTCATCGTATCGGTCAGTCCATATGAACGACTTATACTTGTCGAGAACAGCAATGCACTTCTGATCGGAATCTAAAACAGAAATGTTAATCATGATTAAACTCCTTCATAGCATATTGGGTTCTCGAATACAACGCTTTTTATAGCATTAGTTGACCCTGTAACCATTATGTTACAACCGCCTGGTTCTACGGTAATCCAATCGGGATCTTTACTTAACAAATGAAGAGCATTGATTTCAGCTTCGGTTTCATCTGTCCAAATACAATATTTATTACCTGGTATACTGGAAATGGCTAATGTATCTCCATTTTTAAATCCATTTTTCGGAGCATAAATATCGAAAGTTGCATTCTCGCAAGAGACTCTAAGTATAGGATCATTACTACCCGTTATATCAGATCCAAAAGTAATAGTGAGTATTCCTCCTACTGCTACAGAATCGTATTCATAATTAATTTCTCCATAATAAAACGGGGGATCTGTGGTCTCGACTTGTGTAAACGTTGTAGTTTTGGCACCATCACTATCATACCATTTAGGATCTCCACAAAGTATGCTCACTTGGCTCTTACAATCCTTACTAAAAATATCCGGTTCGTTCTTTTCTACATTACCAACCGTCCAAACTGTTCGATCATCTGTTGCTACTTCTATAAAGACTCTCTTTTTAGTTGGGAACAGGCTGTATGATCTTCGTCTTACTCCCTGAATATCATTTCCGTATTCGCCATAATAAACTAGATCAAATACTATATTCCTTTTACCTATTCTGGCAGAATTGAAATGATCTCCATCTATTGCCATTTCTGTCATATTAATATCTGCATCGACTGGACCAAGACCATCTATGTTTTCTATAACAAAACCGGAATGATCTGTGACATTATGCGGGTCATTTAACACCATAGTAAAGGCGTCTGACTTGTCTAACTTCTGATAAACAGTGATGCTTTCAATCATTTTGAATTTTCTCCTTTACCATAGTTTTTAAAGATTACCTCTCAGAGTTGTGACGCCCTGAGAGGCTTTGAAAAGAGGTACAGTAGTTAGGAAATAGCATTGACAAGCTGTGAGAAACCGTTTCGTGTCTGACGATAGATTTCTGTTTTTGACAATGCTTTAGGGCTATTGTTAGTCTGATTGAATACGATGCTCTTAGGTTCAGAGTTCTGTTCAGCAAGAATAGTTCCAAGCTGATTCATCATCTCTGCCTGCTGCTCATCTGCTCGAGCCTGAACCGCAATCTGACGATTGTTGAACATGCCAGCAAGAGCCTGAGATCTAGCATTTACTTCGCTCAGATCAAGTGTGGGTGTGATTACAGGATTAACGTCGATAGAGCCATCAAGCATTCCTGAAAGCTGGTTTATTGCTTCCTGAACAGCTGAAATAGAATTCTCAGCCATTTCAGTCGATGCATCTTCGGCAAGACCAGAATACTGTCTTAAACCTATTGCAAGACCTTCGTCCATGAAACGACCAATCTCCATAAATACTCGAGAAGGCGAATGCTCATCGGCTGCTTCCCTAGCTTTATGAACAGCATTTGTGACCATGTCAACGGCAGCTTTTGTCACTAAAGAAGCCTTATCGTTTATTCCTTTTTGTAATCCATAAACAATGTTATTACCAACTCTGACGAAATTGTTGATCCTATTACTCATGATTCTTTCGGCTTCTTCCATGACACCTCTTACAAACATGCCGAAAGCCTGATCAGATCTTCTAAGTTCGTCAATTCCATTAACTAACTGATGGATTATTTCGCCGCCGCGTTCCTTAAAATCGGTTTTTGCTTCATCAAATACAAGAAGAATAGATTCAAGAACAAGTCTAGCATTTGCTATTGCTCGTTCTTTAGCATCTTCATCTCCAATTCCATCAGCTAAAGAATTAGCTAATGTGGATCCTGAAGTTGTTGCTGTAGACTTCGATTCATCTGATGCCATTCCACTGGCTATGGTGTTTCCAGCGGTTTGACCGACTCTAAGAGTAGAACCATCGGTACTAACAAGTCCATCAAGTTTAATTACTCCAGCCTTATAAGCCTCATAAAACTGCGAAATATCCAGAGGCGTACCCATTGCAGCGCTTAATTCAGCAGATAACTTGTTGCTCAAAGAACGAGCTTCAAGAGCTATCTTTTCATTGTACATTGCTGTATAAGCATCCAGTTCAGTCTGATTCATCTTGTCGAGATTCTTTAAAATATCAAGATCATCGACACCCATTTCAGTAATGGCTTCTCTAAGGTTCATGTCGGTTATACGACTTAGCAAAGAAGCCACCGTATCATTGTATTCATTTAATTTGTCTATCTGGGACTGCAGATTTGCTACTAGTCTATTTGTAGACTCATCCGTTGCGATGTATGATGCTACATTCGTGTATTCTCCAGTAAGCAGCGAAAGATCTCCAGTTAATTCATTTTGAATTTTCTCCTGATTTGCAGCAACCTTGTCCTGATACAACTTCTCGTAACTAGCCAATTCGCCAGCTGACATGCGATACATTGCTCTGAGCTGAGGCAACTGGTCTACATCCATATGAGAGATTGCTTCACGAAGATTTTCATCGGTGATTCTCTGACTAAGCGAACCAACAATAGTATTAAGCTCATTAATCTGATCGACCTGATCTTCAAGGTTCTTAAGCAATGTCTCAGGAGCGAATGATTCATTTTCATCATTAACTTCTGCAAACAGATCCTGATCATTGGTTCTAGCTACAGCAGAAGCATAAATGTTTTCATACTGAGACATTATACCTTGAACTGCAGAAAGGAATGCGTCACCCTGATCATCGACACCTTTGAACAAGTCTTCGTTAGCATTCTCTTTTGCACTATCCCAGAGGTTCTCGTATTCTTCAATAAGGTTGTTGACTTCCTTCTGAAGTTTGGACATAGAAGTCGAAGCTTTAGAAGCTGCACTGCCAACACCATTTGTGTCTGATGTTAGCTTTTTGGATTCATTTTCGAGAGTATTATACGCCTCGATCATGTCTTCAGTAACATCTGTAGCTTCTTCTGTATCTCGGCTATAATTGAACATTGCAGTTCCAGCACCACTATTTGCCACGGCGAGTGCATTTGCAGAATCCGCTCCTGATGTCTGAAGATCGATCATGGTTTTAAGAACACTTACTTCTCCAGGTTTTGGTAATTCATCAGGAAGAGTTACCGCATTGGGATTGTAATATCCGGGATGCTGAGTAATAATCCGCTTAGGTTTGCTTTCCGAGGCATCAGCTATTCCAAGACGATACTGATTAACAAGATCATATCCTGCATCGTATGAAGTAGTTTTATTATTGCCAATTAGTGCTAAAACGCTATCATAGCCCAATGCATTGGCTGCCGATATTGGCCTATCTCGATACTCTATAATACCATTTTCATAACCTAAATCGAAGCTATGACCCGCAGGTTCTAGTTCAGTAGCAGGCTCTTCTAAAGGATCGCCAATGGCATCGCCTAATGCAGTTGCCGACTTTTTACCAAGTTCTTTTGCTGCATCTTCAACCTGTTTGACTGAAATATCGGATTCTATTCCATCAGCATACTTTCTAGCAAATAATAATCCTTCCAAATAAGCCAGGTTATTAAATGATTTTGAATTTTCTTTAAAACCTTCTTTTACTGTATCAAAGAACTTCTCTATCGACTCTTTTACATCTGGAGCAGAGTCTACTGCTATTGCATCAAAGAAGCCCTGAAGCCCTATTTCAGCAACAGCTTCCAATACTGCCTGCATGTTCGAAACGGAGTCTGAAGACAACTTGTCGGAAATCTTAAGTACATTGAATAAACCGACAAGAGCTTCTGTCGTCGTCAGCATTTCATCGGAATCTATGCCATAAATACTCAAATAGTAATCATAAATGGCTTTTCCAAACGCAGCAAGAGATTCTCCAAACTTCTCGACAGAGTTATCGCCCTCGAATATAGCCTTTAATCCACCAGTATTCGGTATCGAATCAGCAAATTCAGTAAGCATAAGTGCTGCATTTACTGAAGAATTCACTGCAGAATCATCAAGTCCTTCAACGTCTTCAGCATAATCAACTATGTACTTACCGAATCTCTTTAACTGATAACCGAATGTTTCAATGTCATTGTCACCAGTTATCTTTGCAACCAGTCCACCTTCATTAGGAATAGTTCTAGCAAAATCAGCTATCATCTGAGCTGCCCTAACTGAAGATTCTACAACTGCTACATCGATTCCTTCTACATCCTCTGCATATTGCTTTATGTAAGGAGCGAACTCATTAAGCTTTTCTCCAAATTCAGCAATGTCATTTTCTCCAAATATCTTTGCAACCAGTCCACCTTCATTAGGAATAGTTCTAGCAAAATCAGCTATCATCTGAGCAGCATTCGTTGATGCTTCTACTGCCGACACATCTATTCCTTTTACAGTGTCTGAATATTCTTTTATGTAAGGTCCAAATTCTGCAAGGTCTTTACCAAAATCAACAAGAGAAGATTTGCCAGCAAACCATGAAGTTAATCCTCGAACAATGTTATCAGCAGTCAGTAACGTTATGGTCTCAGCAAGCATCTTAGCTGCATGCATAGAAGATTCATCGAGACCATTTAATCCATCTATGAACGGCTGAAGTTCAAGCATGAATTCGCAAAGCTCTTTGGCAAAATCAGTGAACGAAACTTTGGACAGTGCTTTTGAAAGTCCATCCACCATTCCGCCAATCATTCTACCGAGTATCTCTCCGCCACCTTCAGCGACAGAAGCGATAAGACCTGCAACTAAACCTATAACACCATCAAACAAAGGTCCTAAGAAATTCTCTATAGCTCCGAAAATATCCGGCATTCTATTAGCTAATGCATTTATAACATTAACAATCAAACCAACTAAAGCGTCAACTAAAACACCTATATTGTTAGAAATAGACTGAACTACTCCAACTAATACTGTTCCTATAAACTGAGAAATATACGGAGCTAACGATGTTATCTTTTCAATGTTCTCTTTTATTCCATCTACAAATCCAGTAATAGCTTCACTAATAAAATCTGGTAAAAGTGTGGCTATTTTAGACAGAACGGCTGTCATTCCTTCTATAATATTAGGTCCATTATCTCGCCATGCTGCTCCAAGATCTATTATCGCCTGAATAAGCAAATTAATTGCTGAAGCGCCTAAATATAATCCAGCACCTATTCCGGCTACGGCTATTCCAATTGCTGCTATAGCGGCAGCCAATGCAAATAATCCCATATCCAGTCCTGGAACAAGGTGAACTATTCCTGCTATCGCCACTAACGATAATAATACTGCTCCTATGGGAATTAAAGCAGTCAAAAGCTGCTGCCAGCTAAACTGAGCGAGTTTGGTTATTGTGTAGCCTAAGCCAGCAATTGCAACTATTATTAATCCCATTGCTGCCAGGGTTTTCATCGTTGATTCTTCGGCCGGGAATTTATTGAGAATTCCGATAACTACGGCCAGCAACGAAACAACACCGATGAGTATTCCGGAAGCAGCAAACACAGATTCAAGCCCATTCGTAGATGCAGCCGCTATTTCTGCAACCGAAGCTATTGAATACATCATTATTCCAATTGAAACAGCTATTGAAATAAGAGTCTTTGCCTGTGAATCAGCATCTTTTACTGGGAATTTAGACATGAAGAAATAAAGGCCAAATATTGATCCTATTGCTGCTGCTATTCCTGTTATGGCACTGAACCATTCTCCGAACGATTTAAACTTAGCAAATGTTTCAGCAGTTTTTGTTAAAGTCCTGACGAGATTTGCGATTGAAGTTATAGCTACTGCAACTTTAATCTGCGATTTTGAATCGACTTTTTCTACGTGGCTGACCATCCTATCATACATCTTCATCAAAGCCACTATAAGCACGAACACAGTTATGACACTAAATATTATTAATGCCATAGAATCAGATGTTGAGTACCCGAGTTCTTTATGCAAATCCGAAAATAGTCTGGTTATATTCACCACGCCAGCTATAAGTAAAGCTATTGTAGCTCCTATGCTGCCGACGGTCATTGCCATGCCCATCTGTTTTATAGATGTTATTATAGCATTATCAAAAGTAGCATTCAAATTAAGAGCGAATGTTGCCAATAATCCTTTAAAACCATTTAAATCACTGGAAATTTTATATACATTTCGTGATAAATCCAGGAACGATGACGACATGAATTTAAATGCCATCGATATAGCGAAAAATAGAGCACCTATAGTTAATGCTGCTACTTTTAACTGATTGGCGTCAATACCAGAAAGTATCATTAATGAGAATGCTACCACTGCTATACTAATCATTAATTGTTTAAACAATTCGGGATTTATCCTGTTAATATTCTTCATTCCTTGAAGAATCTTAACTAATCCTATAGTTAGTAATGCTATTTCGCCAATATTTACAATATTATGACCTACTTCGTCCGGATTTGATACAAATTGAAACTTTATCTTTGACAATACATCTAAGAAATATCCGACAACGCTAGCAAACACATTAAGCACTCTCTTGGCGGCTAACGACATATTACCGGATTGTGCCAAACTTGAGAAAAATCTCTTTATAGAGTCGACTATCAAAGACAAACTTACTGTAAATTTGCTTACATCTATTGAATTATTAGTTTCCGAAATAGCATATGAAATATCTTTAATAAAACCAATGACTTTCGTTACTATTTCTTTAACTTTCTGTCCAACTTTTCCAGATTCAGACAGCTCATATATAGCATCTCCAATATTTGCAGTTGTTTGCAAGAAATCATGATCTAAGATGCCAAAATATACGAGAAGCTCTTTTATTCCATTAACTATCGGCGTAATGATTTGTTTTGCAATATTTACTATGCTAAATATCCCTCTAGCCGACTTTCTAACCTTGTCCATTGCATCTGTACTAAGCATGAGACCTGCAGTGAAGTCTCTAATTCTTTCAAGCACAGAAACAAATCCAGAATATCCCTTAGACGGGAACAGTTCTTTCCACGCATCTCTTATGGGTGCTACTATTGATCCAACAAAGTTGAAGAAATGCTCCAAAATATCCGTAGCTATCTGTACAACATTTGTTATGTTGGCTATAGCCTGATTCCACTGATCAGTACCTTTCCATTCAGCATCTGTTATTCCAGAACCGATTAAGGTTGAGAATTTCTCTATAATCTTATCAGTTAAGAAATGCGAAGTATTCTTAAATGCTGATAAGAAAGGTCCTAAAGATGCTCGAACAGCATTAATAGCCATTCTAACATTATTAAGGACAGGGATCATATCCTTTCTAAGCGGTGCTATAAAGTCGGCACCTATTTTAGAAAGAGCGAAACGCATGTTATCAAATGCACCAGAAAATGTGCTATTAGCATCTTTTGCATGTTCGCCATAAGCGCTATCCATTGCTTTGGCGAATGTCATGAAATCGATCTGACTCTTTGACACCATGTCACGAATACTCTTTTCAGTAGCATTCGCATCTATTCCAACTTCTCTAAAATAATTTGCTAACGTTGCCGCAGCATTAAGACCTCTTGAGCCTAAGGAATTGAGCTGCTCCGACATTAATCGACCATTACCTGCGACAGTAGCAAAAATATGAGCCATGCTATCATAATCGCTATTGGTCATTGCAGCTGTACCAGAAATAGCTCTCAGAGCCACCTGCATTTCCGTACGCATGCGACCAGTCGAATCAGCCAAATCTTCCTGATAAGCTATAACGTCAACGCCAGATGCTGCCAACTGTGATGCCGCTTTAGCTGCTGAGTCCAATCCATAAGCAGTATCTGCAACGGCATAGTTCGCAGCATTATCAGCGACTATCATGTCTTCAGTAAGGCCAGTAAGTTTCTTTATCTCTTCGGCAGTTCCGGTCATAGCCATCTTTAACTGGACTTGACCTTCTGTTTCTTTACCAAACAGACCCTGTAACTGGAAAGTTGCCTGCTCAATATTTGAAGCTCTGGAAGTACCTCCGGTTATGATCTGATTCCATCCCTGAAGAGCAACACCAAATACTCTACGTTCAAGAGTTAATCCTAAATCTATTAAAGCATTTGTGATTCTCTGAACAATAGTTATTCCGGCTATTCCAAAAGTGGAAAATCTGTTAGACAATTGGTCAATTCCGGAAGTTATTCGGGATAGATTTATAGCATCTAAAGCTCTCGATATAGACGAAGAAGCTTCTGAACCGAAATGAAGAGAATCTTTAAGTTCTTTTATACTATTTATTGATACATGTACATTCTTTTCGAAACTCTTGTTGTCAAATTCCATCTGAACAACTTGATTTTCGATGACATTTGTATTGTTCAAGAACCCTTCACCTCCTCTATGATCCAATGCGCTATTTCTCCAAATACAGGTTTCAGCGCAGGATTAATGTAATCAGTTCCTTCTACAAATATCCCATTTCTGCCAGCATGACCATATTGCAACAGTATAGCTACGCTGATACTTGCGTTTTCTGGAACGTCATCATTACAAAATATCAGCTTAGCGTGCCTGTCATTTCGTACAATCTTGTAATACCAAGAATTGGCAGCCGTACCTGTTTTCACAGGAGTAGCTTCCGACAAAGCTTTAACACCCTTTTTACCATACTCATCAAGTTTTCCAAGTTTAGCTAAGTTTAGCATTCGCTCAAGAAAACCATTGGTTTTAGCCAATTCACCGTTTTTTGTGGTTATTGTAATTTTAGGTCTGCTCATTAGAAGATACCCATTTGCCATCTTCAAACTTATAGAAATTATAGCATCCTATATAGCTAAGTTTAAGAGCTGAAATAACATTTCCATCTTCCTTGTTTACGGCAAATTGCGGTGATAAAAACGTAGCATCGGATGGTAATCTATTGTCTTTAGGCTTGGCAGCAAACATGTAATAATTTTCATCTTCTCGAGCGAATAATGGAACTGCGTTTCGTTTTAATGCTATGCTTAAAATATCCCATGCTTTTTCGATGCTCATAACTTCTCCTTTACTATCATGCTCCGTATCCAAGATCCCATCTTATTCTTTCATCAGATAATGTCGTATTGGGATGCTCTTCCTTATACAGTCTTATGGCTGATTGAATTTTGGATTCAACCTTTGCATCATTATCGTTTACTGCTATGTATCTAGAAGTAATAAAATTTTCACCCCTATTTATTACTCTTCCTGCGGCATCCTCGTCGAAATCATCATATGATTTGCCCTTGGCATAATCCAAAGCATCAACAAATCCATTACCGGTTTGCACCTCGATGAACGTTCTTGATCTCCTATTAACCCATTCGTCTGTTTTATTGGTATACGAACCTACAACTTCAGAAATAGTAGCGGAATTTATATCTGCATTATCTGCTCGTATAGCCATCATGCTATCGCCATACGTGGCAAACCCGTTTTTAGCATTGGGGCGTAACTGAGACATTAGATCTATCATGTCCATGGATTCGTTTTGAGGATTTTTAATTATAGTTTTTCCTTGAAATATTTCCCAGCTCATATAATGACCTGTCGATCCATTAAATCCGTCGGTAATAGGAACGCCTATAAAACCTCTAGATCCTTCTGGAAACTTATTCTGCAACTGTGAAGCTATAGTTTTGTATACTTCAGCAGCATAATGAATCTGTTGTCTTCTATAATCGTCAAGATCGTCTACTGTATTGATCGTCGGAGGGTCAATCAGCTTGGATGTGTCTATCTTATAATCAGATCCATCTTTGAATGTAAAATACTCTCCTAAATTTTCAGCACCAGCCATTCCACCAGCGTTAGGATGTGCCATTACATCTAATCCTCGCCGTCGGCATTCTTCAGCTATCATTGAATTTCCGCAATTCATAGTAGACCCATACAATAATGTGATTTCTTTATCAGATAACTTCTCGACATCTATTGTTGGATCTGTATACAAAGAATCATCATAAAACGGATTAGCATAATATAACGATTCTTCGTAATCTGAATAATCCAATGTTTCGAAACCATTTTCCTGTGCTACTTTAAGATCATTTCCCGTTACTTCTATTCGTTCTAAATTAGGATAATCGCCAAGATTATCGAATTCGGCTATCTGACGTCTATCCTCGTCACTCATTTCACTCCATAAATCACTTTCTGCTAAAGAAGATCCTCCGCCAACGGTATTAAGTTTAACTGTATTAAGATTAGCCGTATTAAGATTAGCCGTATTAAGATTAGCCGTATTAAGGTTAACTGTATTAAGACCCGAAATATCACCGGAACTCTTGTCTTTCTGATTCTTTATAACAGCATATGTTACTCCAGCAGCGAGTAATCCAACTGCGATGGCAGCACCTATTTTTATAGCTTTCTTTTGGCCATCGGTTAAATGAAACTTTTCTTTTTCAGAAATATCCTCTTTCTTCTTGGAATCGTTTCCTTTACCACCCATGTATCTAGCACGAGTTTCCTCATTCCACACGCCCCATTTCATTCCTAGAACGCCATGATGGGCTAGGTATTCGTCTGAATAAATAGCTGTGTAATACATGGTTATCTCCTTCTTCTGCCCCATTTCTGTCCTCTACCTTCCATTGTGTCTTCGGGCAGATTATTCAATGCTGGATTAGGATTTATGTAGAACTTATTAGCTTCGACTGACTTTGCAGCTTCACGGGTAGATTCCTTATCGGTTATAAAATATCCCTTATTTTTAACATAGTATATGTTATAATCTTTAGAAAGCTCAGTGAGAAGCTTGTCCATTTCTTTCTGACCCTGAATGGTTCTTGTGTGGCCGGAAAGATTTTTAATTCTCTGCTGATTGTATTTCCTCATAACTTCAGCATGTTGTTTACCTGATACAATAAGTATTCCTGACTTAGATCTTACACCGGTGGAAGCTGATCCTCTTTTAGAATCATATTCTATCTGTTTCTTTATCTTTTCGTTTCTTTTTAGATCGGCATTGAGGAGATCTCTACTTACAAAACCGCTACCATCTATTGCATTCTCTTTATACTTCTTTAACTGCTTAGCTCCAGATCTTGTAGTATGAACATTATAAGGTTTTTTATTAGTGCTTTCTTTGTGCTGTGATAACTTCTTTTTAACACTCTTATAAGCACCTAATGCCGAAGATCTTGCTTCACCAACGCCGTAATGAACTCTTCCAGCAGCTGTAAGGGATCCATCTGTATTCTGGTATCTTCTTACTCCCCACTTCTGACCGAGAATACCATGATGGCATAAATAGTAGTTACTCATAACTATCTCCTCTCTTTAAATTTAATGAATGCAGGAATCCGATTATTCCGGGAGTCGCCGAAAGGAGAAAGAGCGACATAATCAAACCCCCGCACTCATTAAATTTAAAGAAAAAGGGCCAGCTTATTATAGCCAGCCCTTAATTCATCAAACCTTATAAATGCCGGTTGTCTTTTCTATGTCTCCTTCTGCTTTAGCTTTTTCTATAGCATCGGCAGCACTGGAAGGAACAATCTGATTTATAAACTCAGCTGCCGCTTTATCATTCGTTGCCAGTTCCATAAAAAGAACAGGATAAGCTGCAGTCTGTTCAAAGTCTTCACAAAGTTTTCTACCTGTAGCAGGATCGATCTTAATAAACTTTCTTCCGTCAAGAGACTTCTCACCATATGCCATAAGGATTAAGCTCTTAAATAATTTAATAAGTTCGGGGGTATTCTGGGCATTTGCTATTCTAGCAACCCATTTATCGAAGCCGCCCTCTTTAGAAAGCTCCATTTCCATGATCTCTGCTTCATTAAGATTGAAATAGAAATCCTCTTTTCTATTAGTCCCGTCATAGTCCTTGTATTCGATAGTTTTAATGTACATGTTGTCTCCTTTCAACAAAAACGGAGAGCCCCATAAAGGAGCCCTCCAAATCATTTTGAATTTTAAGCCAGCATAGCGATAACTGCTGCAGGAAGAGGAAGATAAGGATCTGTAGCCTCAGACTGAGGATCATCAGGATCTGCATCAGTACCATACAGTGCATTTTCGAGAGCCTTAAGCTTAGCCTTCTGATCTTCGGTCTTAAACTTAGTGCTATCGATAGTAAGCAGCGAAGTAGGCTTGTAGTTGGTTTTAGGAATAGCAACAGGAGTAGTAGAGAACTCCCAGCTAAACTCGATGTTGTCAGGGCTATCATTCACAGTCTGATACTCCCTATCAGAAGGTGATGCCTGGCAACCGTATACAAGATGGATCTTGTAACCATGATCATTAAGCTCGGTATCATTACCAAGGATAGTTCTGTAAGAAAGACCGAATCCCTTTCTTGCCTGCTGTCCGATGGTAAGTCCAGCAACTTCAATTTCACCGTTGCACTGTTTCCACTCGTCAGGATACGTGAATGCGTTGATCGTTCCACTGAAAGTCTCAGCTGAATACAGAGTAATATACTTAATGTTGTCAGCATACTTATCAGTAGGTTCTGCACCCTCGGGAGTCTCAGTAACTCCAGTAAGTCCATTCCATGCTACGCCGTTGGTGTAAGAACCATCGGGCTGAGCAAGATAAAGTACGCCATGATCAATACCAGTTTCAAACAGCCTTTCGCCAATCTGATCCCAAAGCAAAGCGCTCATATTTTTTTCTCCTTATAAAAATTTGTTTATTCAGTATATAGCATCCGAATATCTGTGTATGCTATTAACCTTTGGTATTATACTTGGCTCTACGGGCAGCATTTAATGCCTGATTTCGAGCCATTATTTCACTTTTTCCCATTTTCTTGGGCGGCGTATTCTTAGCATTGCACACAGCTATTAACTGTGTTAATCGGTTAAGATGCCATTTCTCGCATTCAAATGGGATGTTAAGTGCAATCATCCAATAATAAAGCAATTCTGAAGTTACAATTTCACGATTCTTTTTGCCACCGGTATCTTTAACCGTCGTGGCAGTCATAGGATCATTTATGTATTCAGAAATATCCTTAATATTCTCAGGGGTTAAATAATCGTATACTCTATCATTTATACCCTGATTTATAGTCATGCACTTAATGTAATGCAAAGTTTGTTCTTCAGTTTTATTAGAACTAAGGAATGGTATGTGCCACTTAGCTTCCCATTTTGAAATTGAGATTAAAGAATGCTCTAAATTAAGTGTACATCCTTTAAATTCATCTATATGAACAAATTCTTGTTTTTGCTCATCAAATAGATCCCTACTCGGTCTTGGTGGTATAACTATTGACAACATACTCATTCCTCATACTTTAATTAGATCAAGCCTTAACAGCAGACTCAATTACAATTGCGCTGTAAGGAACAGTAAGAGCACCAGAGCATCTGGTCTCGATCAGATACTTCTGCTTGTTGTAATCGATGTCGAAGTCATCGAACATTGCAACTGCTCCACCCTTATCTGCACCTACAGTGTAATCAGAAAGGTTAACAATGATACCTACGAGATTTCTCTCTACGCTGTCAACAGTTCTCTTCTGTCCTTCCATAACCTGAACAGTTACGATCCTGCTTACACGCATAGCGGAAGCAACTTCAGCTTCAGACTTGTAAAGCCTATGTCCCATGTTGTCCTCGAGAAGCAGCATGTCGGTAAGGACATCTTCAGTGGTATAGAATACAGGATTTCCAGATCCCTTATAGTTCTTACGAGCCTTAACTGCAGCTCTGATGTAAGCCTTAGCCTTAGTATCATCAGTAGCATCAGCAGCGAGCTCAACAAGAGTCTTAATGGTGAAGAGATCGTCATCAAGCCAGATAGGTCTGATGTGATCATAAGCGATGTGAGTTCTATCGGAGGTGAGCTTTCCATCACCAATGAGAATAGCACGAGCGATCTCCTCGTCGAGCATCATTCTCATCTCAGACTTGATCCAAGCTACAACGTCGAAATCAGTGATGTCGATAACATCATCACGATCCATGGTCTGATGCTTGTAAATGGTCTGGGGATCAGTGCTTCTTCTAAGCAGAGTGAAGACCTCGTCGAGCTTCTTATCGCCCTTGATGTATCCCTTAGCCCTTGCTTCATCTTCGGTGATGTCAGCAAATACAGACTTAATACGGCTGAAAGGAACATGCTTGGTTCCGGAAAGAACGCCAGAAACCCAGTCAGTATTTCTCTTGATCCATGCAGGAGGATTATTGAGAGACTTTGCTTCAGGGAACAGGAATGAAGGATCATTTACCATGTACGCCTGTTTGTCCTCAGAATACTCGATGTCAGTTCCATGCATAAGAACATCGTCTCCATCGAGACCCATGTCTGCTGCGTGAGCAAGGAATGAAGACTTAAGAGATCCATATCTGGATGCGTCTTCGATGATCATCCTCTGATCTTCTTTGGTAATCATAGAATGTGCGAGATACTCGCCGCTCTCGTTGTCAAATACATTGTGCTTAGCCACTTCGTCATCCTCCTTAGATGAATTTCCTTTTCCAGCTTCTTCAAGAGCCTGTCCGATCATATAATAAACTACGGTCTTCTGCTCTTCGTTAAAAGTATCAAATACATCCTGAATTGTTTTGTCACCGCTAGATGACTTGTTTTCGTCTGCCATTTTTTCTTTCTCCTTTTCTTCATCGGAATGTGCTATAACTTCTTCGTCTTTTTCGATCTCAGAATGCTCAAGCTCATGCTCTATCTCTTCACCGGAATATATGATAGCTTCTTCGACGTCTCCTTCTTCACCATGAGCGAATGATACGTCCTCTATATATGCACCGGGATTTGCCCCCACATGAACAAGGGACACTTCGCATATACGACCATGCTTAACATTTTTTGCAGAATCCTGAGAAAGCTGATTTGCAAAAATTGAAAGCGATGTAATATCGCCATGCTCAACTAAAGCTTTTGCATTCTTGCCCTGTACCGTATCTTCATTAAAGAAAATATCGGCATAAACACCGTCATCCCTTTTGTGAAGAAGGGCATGACCGAGAGTGTTTAATGAGGAATCATGATTATGATTCCATACGACTGGAACAGTCTTTCCGTCCATGTCATCAAAAGCACCAGGCTTAATGGTTCTACCATCTGCACATTTGATGTTGAAACGGGTAGCCCAGCCTCCGCAATCGCGTTTCTTACCCATTTTGAATTTCCTCCAGTTTCTTACTACCAATGTTCTTATCTATCTCCATAGCTTCAGCCCCCTCAAGAGCTTCTTTCGGCTGAGAAAGATTATTATTAATAAGCTGATCAGCCTGAGCATCAGCAACAGGTTTCATGCCAACAACCTGCCTAATCTCGTTAGATGTCATTATACAATTTCGTGTGAACTTGTCAGCAAGTTCGGCAAGATCAGCAACCGGAACAAGTTTGAATGGATCCTTAAAGAACATTATTGACTGCTTTTGAGTTCTGGCAGTCTTAGTAAGAAATTTACGTTTCATTTCGTCAACTATTGCCGAAATTATAGGTTCAATAGTTCTCGAGTAATAATTCAGCATTACTTTTTCATCAGCGGTTCCATCCATTACAGCCTGTGTTATACCGAGTTGGCTATACAGCATGTTAGTAAAGTACTCGACTTGCTGGATCATGTTGTTATCTATTGATCTATTTAGCTGAGTAATCTTTTCTGTACCATCTGTATAAGCTATTCCGTATTTGGAACTCGATAACTGTAATTCAATGTCTTTTCTTCTTCTTTCAGCCTGCTGTCTTCTAGCAGGTGTCTTGATAATGTATGGAAGCTGAATGATCATGTCAAGCTTACCAGTAGAGTTGTGCTCGTCTATCGTATCGAGCAAAAGCAATTTTCTCATCAATCGAGAAGCCGTAGAGCTTGGCTCGTTCATTACCGAATAGAACGGATTCTCTATAATTGCTACTGATGCTTTGGGTAATGTGATCTCGTCTCTGTGCCCGGTTCTATCGTTGTAGACTTTCACTCTAACATAGTCGGGATACCACTGAGTAACTGTTCCCGTACGCATTGATTCTATGTCAAACGAACCAGTTGTAATGTCTGATGATGTATCTACAGGGACTATAACAACACAGCCTTCATCAAGCATTGTCATAACAACATCTTGAATAAACGCTCGTCCGGTCTGATCCTTATTAGCTGATGTAGATAGACAGGTATTTAAACCGTCTTCTATTTCCTCAGTATATCGTTTTTCATCATCCAATCTAACATGCTTAATATTTATAGCCGCTGTATCCAAAGCGATTCTATTGTATACCGCATTTATAATAGACCGTTCATTACCTCTTGTAAACCTAACTCTATCGGGCTTGGTAAAATATGCCTCACCATAATCTCGATAATCTCTATACGGGCCGTCTCTTCCAAGAAAGGCGTTCCATCCATGCTGAAGCCTATCTGCTAAACTCATTTTGAATTTTTTCCTTTCTTTACTTCTTAATGATCTTAAGATTGCTGTCCATTCTACGCCAATAAGCAGCATTCTGTGAAGATCTCATAGCCTGGTTCATTAGATTCTGTGCTCTTTCCTGAGTCTTTGCTTCACTAGCCATCTGCTCAAAAATTGCAGCATCATTTTCGCAATCCTGAGCAAATTTAGCACATACTAGCGCAACTGTAGCTATGCCTGCTGCCGTCAAAGTTATTCCAGCAACCTTCTTTACACTCTGCCCAAGAACCTGTTTTGCGGCGACTCTTCCGGGATGTAAGTCTTCTTCCAAAAGCTCCCTGTAGGTTTTTTCGTTTCTAAGACGCTCGATCCTATCTTTGAGATCCTTATCGCTCATAGATCTTATGTCTTTTCGCTCATCATATCGTGCTTTAGCTACTTCTTTTCTTGCTTTTCTTGCACTACGATGTCCTGAATAACGAGCTCTTGTTTCATCATTCCATACACCCCATTTCATTCCTAGAACGCCGTGATGAGCCAGGTATTCGTCTGAATAAATAGCTGTGTAATACATGGTTATCTCCTTCTATTGTTATAAATAGCCGGCGCATAAAATTCATTAGGAGCATAATTGGGCTGGCTGTAAATAGGTTTTCCTGAAGGTGTGTATCGATTTGCGGACCTTCCGTTAACATAGGTTTGAGCAGCGGAATAATTAGTACTGCGCCAATTATGGTTTGATGCCCAGCTTCTTCCGCTTGTTGACCGACTATCTCTTGCCATTTCTGCGCCAACGCTTATTGCTGCAGCAGCTACTACTATCGAAGCAGCAATAGCTTTAGCTTTTCTTGCATTACGTATTCTTTCTTCATCTTTCTTCGGATCGGCGTATCTGCGTCCGTGCTTTTCAGCCCATTTGTTCGATCTATTTTCATAAAAATCAGCTAACTCTCCATAATTTCTTGCACGTATCTTATACGACTTGGCCGGGTGCTTTTCGTCCATTTTTTTGTAAAAATTGCTTACTCGTCTGCTGGAATCGGCCTGTTTATCCCATCTATTTTTACGATACGTGCCATTACTATCTACACCATATCGTCTTTTACCAGCCTCGGTTAACGTGCCATCTTCATTCTGGAATCTCCTGACACCCCACTTCTGGCCGAGAATACCGTGATGGGCTAAGTATTCGTCTGAATTGATTACTACATAGTTCATAAATATCTCCTTTTAAACAGCAATGCCCCATTTCTTAAGCTGTTCTTCTGCTTTGCGGTTGAAATACTCATCAGTAGCGTCTTTGAATGTCCTTTCATTCATGACATTAGCAACCCATTTGGCGGGCCTTGCTTCTTTAACTACTTCATCATAACCTTTTCTTAATTCTTTTCTATACTCAGCATCTTCAAAGACATTGATGTAATCTGTATCGTATTTTCTATGGACAGTTTTGTCTCTATACTCGGTACGAAGCTTGGCTCTATCTCTAGACATTGCTGTACGTTCCATAGCTTTTCTAAATTCAGGATCATTCTGGCCATACTTATTCGTGTACTTGTTAACCATCTTATTTCGTGCATGGGCTTCTTTTGCTATAACAGCTTTTCGCTGAATATCGCTAAACTTTTGGTTAGAGTTTAGCATGTCTTCAACATATTCTTTTCCGCCTTTATCGTGAACGGTCTTGATTACTGCTAAAGTAACAGCAGTAGCAGCTATGGCAATTGCTACTTTCTGACCTTTGGTTAAGCCTTTCTTTTCTTCGGTTTCTTCTTCAGATCCATTAGTCTCTTCGTTAATATCCGTTTCAGCCTTCTTCTCTTCTTTCTTAGAAGCTTTAACTCGGTCTCTCTCTTCTAACTTCTTCTTAACGCTTCTATAAGCACCTAATGCTGAAGATTTAGCTTTTCCGACGCCATAATGTGCTCTTCCGGCAGCAGTGAGAGATCCATCTTCATTCTGGAATCTTCTGACACCCCATTTCTGACCGAGAATGCCATGATGGGCTAAATATATGTATTGCATCTCGTCACCTCATTCAATAGTTTCGTCTTCTTGCCCGGAATAAGTTTTCATTGCTGCTATAGCATTTGCATAAAGTTCTTCTATTCTCTTCTGAGATTCAAGAGCTTCTGTCTTAGCTGCTAAAAGCTTGTTTTCGTTCTTTAATTTCTCTAACTCGAGCTTCTTTTCCATTGATCCTAGCTTCAGATAATGGCAAATGACCTGAGATGAGGCAGTTCCTTCGCGCAATTGCTTCTCTGCTGCGTTCATTGCTAAGGCTATTAACTGATTCTCACGAGATTCTTCACTTATTGCCCTACGTATTGGTGGCAATTCATGATCGTTAATATCCTGTTTTGCTCTCCTTCCCACAGGAACCGACCTCCTTTCCTTATAGTTTCCACCTGGTAAATATACAAAACTTTTTACAAAATTTCCCTCCGGGGAAAAATCAAAG